GCGCTGGATATCTTCGGCGATACAGCGCAGTTCGGCACGCTGGATGCGCTGACCACTGTCAACAATGCTCAGCGTGAGGCATACGGCTATCAGGTGCAGGCTGAGAACTATAAAGCCCAGGCAAGCTCATCACGTAAGCAGGGGAATATGGGGGCGCTGACGACTCTGCTTACCGCTCCACTTCAGGCTTATGGTGCTTACCAGATGGGTGGCGGAACCTGGTCTCCGTTCACGCAGAAGGCGGCTCCAATCAGCGCGGCCATCGGCACACCAACCGGTCGATAAGGAGACATCGAAATGCCTACAGTACCAACGGTTACCGGTCGCCAGGTTGAAAGCCGCGGATTCCAGTCTCCTGGATTTCAGGCGTTCGAACAGCCTAATGTCGGAGACGTCATTTCTCAGGTGGCCCCAAAGGCGATCGACATGTTCGCTCAGGCCAAGCAGCGCGCAGATGTTGCACAGGCACAGGATGCATCACTGCAACTCAGCCAAATTTCCAGCGATCTGCTGACCAATCCTGATAGCGGCCTGCTGAATATGCAGGGTAAAAACGCACTGGGGAAAGGTCAGGAATATACACAGCTTTTTGACTCGAAGGCACAAGAAATCGCGATGACCCTCCCCGAGGGTGCCCGTGCCGGATTCATGCAGCAGGCGCAGCAGCAGCGCATCCAGTTCACATCTCAGGCCGGTCGCCATGAGATTAGCCAGCTCAATGCCTACGAGGAAGGGCAGTTCCAGGCTACGCTGGCTAACAACGGGAAACTGGCTGCCTCAGCGTATGGCGACAATGCAAACTACGTGCTGTACAACCAGCAGACATTCCAGCAAATCGACGACTACGGCGCCGCGCATGGATGGAGCGCAGAGCAGATTCAGGCTAAAAAGATCGAGTTCAAGGAGAAGGTTGCTGATGCTTCGCTATCTCAGTGGTCGGCGAACAACTCTATTGAGTTCATCCAGAGCAACGGTGAGTTAAGCGACACCGTTGCAGGATCCCGTCGGGCTACAGAAAACCCATATGGTGGTGAGCCAGGCTCTACGAAGGGGATGAAAACGCAAGGCAATATTAATATTTTTAACAGGCCTCGCGTTAAGAATCCAGACGGTTCTGTGAGCACCGTCAGGACTATTTCAATTGGCACTGATGATGGTGAGGTATTGATCCCTACCGTTAGTGATGACGGTAAGATCATGACTGATGAGGAGGCCATTCAGCAATACAGTAAGACAGGGAAAAATTTCGGCACATTCGATAACCCGGATGATGCGACAGCTTACGCACAGGCGCTGCACAAGCAGCAGGAAGAGTATTATTTAAAAGGTAATAAAAATGCCCGCGGCATCCGCAATAACAACCCCGGGAACCTCGAGTTCAGCAAAACGAATCCGTGGGTTGGGCAGACCGGAGATGATGGGCGATTTGCCAAATTCGAAACCCCTGAGCATGGCATTCGCGCACTGGGCCGCAACCTGCTGTCTTACCAGCGCCAGGGCATTGATACCGTCAGCGACATCATTAACCGCTGGGCCCCGCCGTCGGACAATAACAACACAGATGCCTACATCAAAGCAGTATGCGCGCAGCTCGGCGTGACGCCCGATCAGCAACTCGATGCATCAAACCCTGACACACTGAAGGCGCTGTGCGCTTCTATCATTCAGCATGAGAACGGAAGCCAGCCGTATACTGACCAGCAGCTTTCCACCGGCGTCAGCGCGGCAATAGGACTGTCTCAACTGCCAACCAGCACCAAGCGCTACACCGGCAACGCCGCATTCGACGCAGCCTCACCAGAGGCGCAGGCAACCTTCCTTCGCCAGGCTGATCAAATCCGCAAGCAGCAGCAGGCGGAGTATCGCACCAGCATTGACAGCCAGGTACGAGACGCAACAGCGGCCTACATGCGCGGAGTGGATTTCCCGAATGCACCATCGCAGACAGACTTCATGACTGCCTACGGTGTGCGAGAAGGTAATCTCCGGTATACCGAGTTCAAAAACACGCAGATCGCCGGGCAGTACATTGGCTCGTTCCGCAACATGCCGACGAGCAGCATCACGGCATACGTTGACCAGTTGCGCCCGGGCACTGAAGAAACAGGCGAAGGTTATGCATCGCGCGCTGAATTGTTCGACAGGGTATCGGCAGCGGCCACTAAAGTGATCAGCCAGCGCCAGAATAACCCGTTCAATGCCGCGGTAGAGATCGGGGCCTATAAGCCGATCGCCAGCAACAACCCTAACGACATCACGGCAGAGGTTGCCAACCGTTTCTCATCTCAGGAAAGCCTGCGCGCGCTGGGCATCAATGCGCCTATCCTGTCCAGTGAAGAAGCCGCAGCGCTGTCCGAGCAGGTGCGAGGCACCAAAGACGTTAACCACACCATCAGCCTGTTGCAGAGCATGGGTGAAACGCTATCAGCACCGGCGATGCGCCAGGTGGCCTCTGCTATTGCTCCAAATAACGCGGCAACAGCCTATTCTGCGCTGCTGCTTGGCACGCCGGACAACCAGTACGACAACACCAAACCATCCATCGCCTACAGCCAGTTCATCGGCTATAAGCCGACCATGAACAAATACGACGTATCTAAGGTGATCCTGGCCGGTGATCAGCTGCTAAATCCGACCAAAGCGATGAAGGATGCTGGCATTACTCCGGTCCAGCTGCCGAGCGAAGATAAGCTGAAACGCGCATTCGACGATCAGGTTGGTAACTCGTTCGCCAATAACCCGCAGGCACGCCAGTTGAGCTACAACCTTTTCAAAGCCGCTTACGCCGGGATCGCTTATCAGTCAGGAGATGCCTCCATGACGCGTACCGATGCTGCAAACTCAGACGTAGTGGAGAAAGCCGCACAGTACGCCACAGGTGGGGTCTATAAAGGCTTTAACGGTGGTGACGTGGTCATGCCATTTGGCATGGACAAATCAACTTTCAAGGACCGCTATACCGCATCTGCGCAGCAGGCGCTGAAAGATGCCGGGCTGAACGTCAACGCCGCATCAAACTTCACTCCGGTCAACATCGGCAACAATCAGTATCGGCTGGTAAGCGGCAGCGGTCGCTGGGCGACGGATCCGAAAACCAATGAAGCTATCGTCGTGAGGGTCGAATAATGTCTGATGTATTTTCTCTTGCGCCGGAAGGGCAGGCGTGGACAGACGATAAAACAGCAGCCAATCCAGCGCGGCCTGAAGACTATGATCCGACATTCTTCCAGGGTTCGATCGCTGCGCCGGTGCGCGGCGTGGCGGAAGGCACGCTAGGGCTGGCTCAATCTGCCGTCGGATTCAGTAAACGCCTGATCAGCGATCCGGCATTCACAGCAGATGTGGCGCCAACGGTCAATATCTTCCGTGTGATGTTCCCTGATGCCGATAAAGCGCTGAATGACACCTACGACACGATCGGCAAACAACTGCAGGATGCGCGCGGGTACGTGAAACCGGATGCCGGGAGCCAGGGAACCGCTGCCGAGGTGCTTTACGGTCTCGGCCAGTTCGTGCCAGCGATCGGTGCGACCATTGTCGGCGGTCCGACCGTCGGCGCCGCGACAGCTTTCAGCTCGACGTATGAGCAGTCCTATCAGGATTTCAAAGGAAAAGGCGTAGACGAGTCGACTGCCCGTAACCTGGCAACACAGCAGAGCCTTTTCAACGCGGCGGGTATGGCATTACCCGCTGCCGTCGGCACCACACTGGTAACGCGCATCGCCTCTGGTGTGGCAATCAATACCGGATTCGGCGGCCTGAACCGTTATTCAGTCGGCGAAACGCTGGAGGAAAAAGGCTACACGGAGATGGCGAAGCAGTACCGGGTATTCGACGGTCAGGCGATGCTGGTGGATGCGGTGCTGGGCGGTGCCTTTGGTGGAGCTCATCACCTGGCCGCGCGTAATGCTGACGTGCCCCCTCCGGCAGATACTGAAGCGCCGATCCCGGCGGCAGAGGTGCAGAGCGTTCCTGATGCAACCGTAGAGACATCACAGACGAATGTACTGCACCCATTTTGTTGGACGATGAAATGGAATAGTCCCTGATATGTCAAAGCCAAAATACCCCTTCGAAAAGCGCCTTGAAGTCGTGAATCACTACTTCACAACTGATGATGGTTACAGGATCATCTCTGCACGTTTTGGTGTGCCTCGAACCCAGGTCAGGACGTGGGTTGCCCTCTATGAAAAACATGGAGAAAAAGGTTTAATTCCCAAACCTAAAGGCGTTAGTGCTGATCCAGAGTTGCGCATTAAGGTCGTGAAAGCCGTGACCGAGCAGCAGATGTCCCTCAATCAGGCTGCTGCTCACTTTATGCTTGCTGGTAGTGGTTCTGTAGCCAAGTGGCTGAAAGTCTATGAGGAGCACGGAGAAGCTGGTTTACGCGCACTCAAGATCGGCACCAAAAGAAACATTACAATGTCAGTTGATCCAGAAAAAGCGGCGTTAGC